CAAACAATATTAAATCAAGAACTTCGTGTAGGCTCACGTTATCCTGAATCTCGTACAGGAAACATTGATGCTTCAATTGTAACTGGTCAGGGCGTACAGGCTTTGATGGGTGCATTTGATACACAGATTAAATCAGCACAAGCAATTTTTGCATCAGCCCTTCGTGAAGTAATCAGTATCTGTTTTGAGGTGGACGAAAAAGTATTCCCTGGCTCCAAAACTATACGTGGCGTAGATTCTGGCTCTCCATATGAGATTACCTACGAACCATCAAAAGACATCAAGGGCGACTACTCAGCCGATGTTCGATATGGAATGCTTGCAGGTTTAAATCCTGCCCAGGGATTAATCTTTATGCTACAAGCACTAGGTGGCGGACTTATCTCTAAGGATATGGCTATGCGTGAAATGCCATTCTCTGTTAACGTTGGACAAGAACAAGAGAAGATTGAAATTGAAAATATGCGTCAATCGTTGTTATCTTCAATTCAAGCATACAGCCAAGCAATTCCTGGTATGGCAGCACAGGGTCAAGACCCAAGTGACATTGTAAAGAAGATTGCAAACGTAATTAAACTAAGACAAAAAGGGACGACAATAGAGGAAGCAATTGCTGAGGTATTTGCACCAGCACCTGCTCCTGCACAACCACAGGTTCCTCCTGCTGGTCAGGCACAGATGGTTGAGCAAACGTCCCCTGCTCCCGAAGCCTCGCCAGTAGGAGGCGCTCTTCCACCACAGGAAGAAGCACCAGATATTCAAACAATTCTTTCAAGCCTTACCGCATCTGGTAAAGCAGGCGCAAGAGTCGTAACCAGAGGTTAACTAGGTGGGGGACAATGACAACTATAATTGGAATAGAGCACAAGGATAAATGTTTTTTAGTTGCTGATAGTCAGACAACTGATGCTGATGGTAAAATTTATTCTCATCCTGAAGTTAAAAAAATTACCGAGAATGGTTCATTTTTAATTGCAGGTTCTGGTGAAACATTAGCCTGTGATATAGCGCAACATATTTGGGAGTCACCAGTTCCTACAAAGCAAGACAGAGAAGACCTTTATCGTTTTATGATTACAAAGGCAATGCCATCTCTTCGTAAATGTATGACAGATAATGGCTACAATTTTGATGAAGATACAAAAGAAACTAGATTTCAATTTATAATGGCTGTTGGTGGAGAAATCTTTGATGTTGACCAAGAGTTATCTATAAGTAAATCTGCAGATGGAGTATACGCTGCAGGTTCGGGAGCAGCATATGCACTGGGTGCAATATATGCGGGAGCCGACGCTTACGAGGCAATGGAAATTGCATCTAAATTAACTGCATTTACTGCAGGCCCTTATATATCAAAAGAGCAACCAAAGAAAATTAAGTAGGAGGCACAGTGGCTGGCAACGAAAACAGTGGTGGTAACCGACCAGACTCTCCACAAAATAAATTTGGTGTGTCGGCAAATGGTGGCGCAGGCTCTAAAGATGGTCAACCAAATATGTATATACCAGATATGAAAAGTTTAGGTTCTACTGGAGTAGAAACTATGGCGCAACAAGGTGGAGCAAAATTGGCAAAAGCAGAAGGAACACCAGCACTTGATATGGGTGCTATCAGAACTTTATTAGATGATACTCAACGACCAATGGAGCCACAATCCGCTGGCGTAAACTTTGGACGTGGCGCAGGAGAAAGTGTATTACCAGCCTCGCTTCGCAATGATGAAAGATTAATTGAAAACAAAGCAATCATAAACAAATATGGTCCATCACTTCTTGCTGCTGGTCAAGACCCTGACGCACCAGATTCATATAAACAATTTTTGAATTATATTATCAAAGAGATGCAATGAGTGCATTTATTTCTGGTAGTATTTTTGACAATGTAGATAAATTTGCAAATTCTTTAGGTTATCAAAATCTAGGAATAATAGTTAAACTATCATTAATCCCTTGGGACTCAGTAGATGATAGAGATGCTTTTATAGAAGCAATCACGCAAGAACAACCTCAAGGTAGCACCCCTAAACGTAAAAGAATTTAAGGAGATATAATGTCATTATGGAGTAGTTTCCTAGACAATATCGCCAAACCTGTTGGTGGTGCAATTGCCAAGATTCCTGAAACTTTTATAGGTACATTTACTGGTAACCTAGCCTCACCTTCTCAGGCTATTTCAAACATTGCCATTTCCGCTGGTGTTGATATTGGAACTAGTAGACAATTAAGTGCTCTGGGTTTAGAAAAAGAAGCGCAAGCGATTGTTAAAGAAAATTTAAAGTATTCAGTAAAGAACCAGGCAACCAGCAATGACTTAGTATTACAGGCTGGAGTAAAACTTCACGACGAAGTTATATCTCCATATATTACCCGACCAATTGCTTCCGCAGCATTACTCACGGACCTTGATTCACCTTTGTATTCAGATGAATTTACTAAAGGATTTCAATTATCAGATATTACAGAGGCTTATAACCGCTCTGAAGAAGTTAGCCTTGGACAAGCATTAACTAAATCAGACCTAAATCCAATCAAAGAAATTACCAATCTTGTATTTGATAAGGGCGGAATTAATTTAGACGAAATTAATTTGTGGAATGATGATGATATTCAAAGAGCATTTGTTGATAATACAGTTGGTAAATATTTTACTGGAACAGTAGATTTTGCAGTATCCAATTTAGCGATTAGCGGTGCATTTGGCCTCGCTGCTAAAAGTGGCTACTTGGGCGCTCGCAAGGCTGGTTTAACAACCAAGGCGAATAACTTTAGTAAGATTGAAAAAGACATTGACGATGGCATTCTATATAGCCAAAGTAGCGCAGCATCTGGTCGTCAAACCACAATTGGAAATGATATTAATAAGTTAGCAAGTACTTCAGATATAGAAGAAGTATCCACAATACTTAACAAATATACAAATAACATTAATCTTTATGGTCCCATCCAAAGAGCAACAGACCCAAATACAGTTAAAGATTTAATTCTTGCCGACAAGGGATACCTGCCAGCATTAGATAGATTATCTAAAAATGTTCCTGCAGACCTTTATGAAATTGCAGATATGAACTCTGTATTTCGTGCAAGAAGAATTGAAGAAGGCAAGCCATTAGAGTTTTCAGATGAGGCTTGGACTCGCTTAAATGCAGCATTTGATGATGCAATCGCCAAAGTGCCTGAATATCAATTTATTAAAGATGCCTTGCTTGACTCCAAAACTGGTACTCCAACTATGTTTGGAAGAGACTATGTACCAATGGAGCCAATTGTTGGTAGAGGCACATTTATTAAAACTCGTGAGAAATTCCAAGATTTAAAAACCGCCTCCATAACTAGAGATTTTACCAAAATGGGCGGAATTGAAGAAAGAATTCTTGGTCGTTCTTTAAATGGTCCTATTACAAAAATTGTTAGATTTGTTGGCACCGAAAAACCTCTGGGATTTGTTACCTATTCGGGCGCTCGTCCACTTGATGGATTAAAAGAAATTGATGCTTGGTTTGATGATATTGATTTATTCCGCAATGGTTCAAATTTAATAAAAATTACACCTAGGGATTCAATAAGTGCTGGTGAGTATAGGACTCAAATCAAATCCGAGTTTGTTAATGCAAAAACAAATATAGAGCGTAATAATATCCTTGATAAATTAGACGACCAAATGGGTTTAATCATTGGTTACACAAAAGGCTTTTCTGACGCTGGTGCAATAAAATCTTTTACTACAGAAATAAAAAATCAAATATTTGGTGCAACCAATTCTATAGCCCAAAAAGGTTACGGAATGGATGCACAAAGCGAACGCATTCTTGTTAACCCACAAACTCAACGTCAATTAATTGAAAGTCGACGTATGGTTCCTTGGGGCATAATTGAGAGAGAACTTAATACCGCTATACAAAAAAGCAAATCTAAAAAAGCATTAGACCAAACTAACGATGCAATTAAGTTTTTTTATGAAACATTTAATAAATATTGGACTATAGGCGCACTTGGTCGCTTAACCTATATTCCAAAAAACTCTTTATTTGAACCATCACTTAGTTCTATGATGGCATTTGGAAACAAGGCTGTTATAGATGGCGTTCCCACTATGAGCAAAAACTTCTTGTTTAACAACAAACAAAGAGTCTTAGGTACAGCAAATAAGGTTTTAAATAAAAAAGAATTCAAAGCGGTTGATAAGGCAGTTAATGATTTAACAAATCAATTAAATGAAGCAGTAAACTTACTTGACAATTTAACTGCCCACGCAGCATTATATTTAGAACCAGAAAAATATGCGGTTAAATTATCTCCTAAAACTCTTAAAGATAATCGACCTTTAATTTTGGCTGACTTAAAGGCTGCATCTAAATTAGTTGATGATATTGAGTTTGAACTGCGTGATGCAGTTAGGCCATTTGCTAAAATGTCCAAGGTTCCCACTATTGCCTCTTTAGAACGTAGGGTGCAATTTTTAGAATCTTTACCTGAAGGAACTGCCAAGTATGGCGCCCAAATTGCTAATGCTAAATCTGCTATTACTAAGGCTAAAGGTTCTATACATACTCTTACTCCAGACTCTAAAGAAATTTTGGCTGCTAATAAGGAAATTGCTAGGCAATATAAAGAGATTGATGATATTTACGGCTCACTTGGCGAGGCACGTACAGCCCAGGCTGATGTATATTTAAAAGATGCTGCCTATAAAGAGCGTCGTTATGGAAAACCGAAACAATATAGAATGATTGCTGGACAATGGATTCCATTTGATTCATTATTTAGTAAAAATCAATTTGGTTCTTCTTTTACTCCAGAATTTTCTAACTCAAGAACAATGTCCGCAGGTTATCTTGGCGAGGTTGGGCTTGGCGTTCATTCCAATTTAATTTTAAGGCGTGGACCGTCTACCGTTACTTTTGTAAATGACCCACTATACTTTGAAGAATTAGCATACTTTGTTAATCGTGGACTTCGTGGAGATAAATTAATAGATAAAATATTTGCTAGGGCTACCGAAAAAGAATTAATTGACTGGGGGCTTACCTCTGAGGGCAAGACTTATTTCCAGCAATTTGGAGAAGTTAATCCATCTTTTATAGTAGAAACAGTACGTGATAGAGTTGGCTTAGTGAATAGGTATTTACCTAATATTGAAGCACAAGCACTTGCTTTATCTAAAGAGGTTAACTCTGCTGAATTGGCTAAAATTTTAGGTAACGAACTAAATAGACTTAGCCCAATTCATCCTTTAGAATTTAATGTTCATACAGCATCTGAATTTGGATACAGTAACTTAAATAAAATTGAAGGAGCAATTAGTCGTGGGGCTTCAAAAGTATTTAGTTATTTAACTAGACCAGAAAATCCAATTCGTTTTGCTACCGCTGATATGTTCTTTGCGGATGCTTTGGCCAAGCGGGCTAATCAATTAGCAGAGCAGGGTATGTCTTTTGTAAAAAAAGATGGAACCACAGACTTTGACAGAATAAATTCTTTACGTGCAGCGGCAACTCGTGATGCCCTGGAAGCCAACGAAAAAACATTTTATACAATTCGCAGACAAAATAGAGCACTGTATGCTGCTCGTATAGCAACTGCTTTTCCTACTGCTTCTCTTAATGCTTTTTATCGTTATGGACGATTTGCATTAAAGAATCCAGAACGTGTAGGTCAATTCCTATATAACTATCAAGCAGCATTTAGGTCATTTGGTGTAGACCAGTACGGCAATCCTACTGATGACCCAATGAAGGCTACACACTTAGTAGTACCAGGAACCAAGGAAATGGGATTCTTTGGCGATAAGGGCATTAGATTAAATGCTCGTTCTATTGGATTCTTACTTAACTATCCATCTCCATCTATATTTTCTAATATAGCGGTATCAGAAATCTATAAGCGTAAACCAGATATGGAAGACTTAATGAAGTCCTGGTTGGGCTCTAATTATGATGTTTTATTTCCATATGGCCCACAAACCGATTGGACATCTTCATTTATTCCACGTTGGGCAAAAGATGCTTGGTTTTATTTAAACGGACCTGAAGGTAATCAAGATTTCTTGAACTCTTGGAAAGATGTTCATAATTATTACAAAACATTAGATGAATTAAAGATTATGAAATATCCTGGCGCTGAAACTGTCTATCGTGATACTAGAAAAAACTTTGCAGTTAGAGCAGGTTGGTCATTTGCATCATTTTTCGGCGCACCTGCCAAAGTTGATACCAACCCAATGGCTATATACGAAGATGCTTATGACTTATTAGTTAACAAATATAGAATGATTGCTAACAATGAGAGTACCGCCCGTGAACTTGCTGGCACTGAATTTACGGCTAAGATGGGCGCAAACTTTCCATTAGATAGAGTTACGTTTAAGGGTTCAAGTGCTAGGTCTTATATTCAACCCAACTATGAATCCTATAAGCGCATATTTGAGGACTCAACTGGCTTAGCCGAAAAACTTGCCAGTCAAAACCCAGAACTAGTTGGCCTGCTTGGCCTTGATGTAGATATGAATAAAGAAGAATTTAATCTATCTGTATATAGAATATTAAATGACCCAGAGACAAAACTTCCAGATGGTAGTTTATTAAATAACTTGAAGTTAAATCCTAAGCAAGAGGAACAAAAAAGACAAGTAAACCGTGCTTGGGGTTTATATAATGAGGTTACAGATAAACTTAAAGAAGTTGCTGCTAACCGCAAAGAGAATAAATCTTTACGTTCCTATCCAGATTTGCTGGAGGCTAGAAGAACTTACGCAAGAGAATACATTAGAAGTCAAAGCGAAGACTGGTGGACAGAGTATAATGATGCGGTGCGTGGAGATAAATCTTTCCGCTATGCTTATGGCTTAAATGAAATTGTAAACAATGAAGCCTGGATGGAAAAATACGGAAAGACAAAAGTATGGGAAGATATGTCTACTTTTATGGAGATAAGAAATACTGTTGTATCTGCTTATCAGGGATTGCCATATGGTAGTCCAAATAAGTCTATATTAAAAAATAATTATATAGAGTATATTGATAATATTTCAAAAACTTGGCACCCAAAAGTGCAACTTTTAATTAATCGTTACTTTGAAGAGGATACTATGAAAGATGCCACCAAGAAAGACGGAAGCCAATGACCCCAGAACAAGAGGCAGCGTTAAATGCTTTAATTGCACAATTAAAACAAGGTGACACTGGAAAAAGTATATCTAGGGAAGCCATTAAACTTACCCCTACGGCAGCCAAACAATTGCTTCAAAGCATTGCTGAAGATGTTCAGTTTACTGGTCAATTTAGTAAAGAAGATATAGCGGCATTTGTTGCGGCCTATAACAAAAAGGCTAACGAACAATTAGACACCGTTGTCCGTGAGGCTAAAGACACTACTCCGTCTGGCAAAACTGAAGATATTGCTGCAACCGTTAAAAATATTGTTACCACTAAGTATCCATCTTTTTTTGACCCAAAGTCTTTTACTAGAGATTTTATCTGGTCAAAGGTAAACTTTAAAGATGAGGCTACTCTTGGAGCCAAAGCCTTAAATGCGCTTACTGAGGCTCGTAATGTTGCTAGAGGATTTAACCTAAGTACTGTATCTGAGGTAGAAATTCAAGAGGCTGCTAAGCAAATTGCTAGTGGCAAGATTAGCGCAAACGATTATAAGACTCAATTAGCAGCCAAGGCTGCTGCTGAATATCCACAATATGCAGAACGTCTCAAGACGACACCTGGGGCAACTGTAAGAGATTTAGTTAATCCAGTATTAAGAGCAATTGCAGATGCCTGGGAAGTTGATATTGATACTCTTAATTTAAATGACCCATTTATTGATAAGTTGATTAGACCAGATGGCGTCATTGGCAAAGTGCCACCAGTATCTGTAGGTGATGCAACCCGTGCTGCACTTAAGCACCCAAATAGAGACAAGACTAGAGCAGAAATTAACAATGCTATAGACGCAGCAAACGAACTTGGTAGAGCACTTGGATTTGGAGTATAATGGCCAGGAAACAAACAGAGGCAGACAAGTTAGCGAAAGATTTAGAGCGTCAACTTGCAGCACTAAACGCACAACCAAGTCCAGTTGATGTTGTAAGAAACATTACTAATCAGCCTGCTACTACAACTAGAGCCACAACCTATGAAGAGGCAAGAGCAAACGTATCTCAAATTAAAGACCCTAAAATTAGGGCACAATTTGAAAAGGTTTTTGCTGGCGTAGATGTTCAAACAGAAAAATTACAAACTCAGGCTGGGGCATTGGGATATACGGTTAACCCAAACACTGGTGCACTTCAACCAGTATCAACAGTAACTCAACCTAACGCACAAGTAACTCCAATAGTTAGCACTCCTACTCCGACTGCTACTGGTCCAGTACTTGCTAGAGACTTTTTTATTAATACTCTGTCATTGCTTATGGGTAAAGAAGAGGCGTCAAAGCCTTATGTATCTGAACTATATAGATTAGTTTCTGGATTCTACAAAGATGGTGCAACCATACAGGATGCAATTAATCTTTCACTGTATCAAGCACAACAGGAAAAATCTATACCAGAGTTTACAAATCGATTCAGTGGTATATTTAAACTACAAGAACGTCGTGCAAAAGGTGAAGCAATTGATGTACCTACTATTGCAGAATACATAAAGTCCCAAGAAAGACTTGGCGATATTCTTCGTCGGTCAGCATTAGGTGATTTAGCAAATGAAACATTTTTAAACACAGTTATGGCTACTGGTAAATCAGTGGATGAAAGCGTTGAAATTATTACTGATGTATTTGATTTAATTGATAATGCGCCAGCCCCAGTTAAACAACAGATAGCGAAGACATTGCCAACAGCAACTAGGGCGCAACTTGCTCAAGCATTATTAACTGGCCCAGAGGGTGTAAAGCAATTACAGCGTACGGTCAAGAAGGCTGGAGTAATTGCTGCGGGTGGTATGCAGGGAATTGAAGTAAGTGAAGCACTAGCATCTGACTTGGTTTCTAAGGGTCAGACATTCCAAACTGCAGGTCCACAATTTGGAAGAGTAGCGCAAATATTACCAGAGGCCCAAAGGTTAACATCATTTGAAACTGGCATAACCCCAACACAGGCTTACACAACAGAGCAAGCAGTGTCAGCAACATTTGACCAGAATGCTATTGAACTTCAAAGACTTGCAGATTTAGCAGAACGTGAAGGAGCAAGATTTTCCAGACGTCCTGGAACAGCAGGCAGCAGGTCATTTGCTTCTCAAACCAGAGGTATGGTTTAAACAAATAGAATCCTATGTGAATCAATCGGCCTCACATAGCGTACTAGACCGATAGCAAGAGCCAGCCTGGTTCCCCGACCAGAATCTGAGGCTTGCGACTACAACGAATAGAAGGGTGGGTTGCTATGAGCAACAACTACTGGGATGAAGACGAAGACGACCTAGATACCGACAACAATGTGCAACTGGATGGAAGTGACTTACTTAAAAAGTTACGAAAAGCCAAGCGCAATGATGAAAAGCGTATTAAGGAACTCACTGAGCAACTTGAGGGATTATCCAAGGTGCAGCGTTAGCGTACAGTCAAAGAAGTCCTAGAAAAGAAGGGTGTCAACCTTAAAGCAGCAAGATTAGTTCTTAAGGATTTAGAGGATGTTAACGAAGAGTCAGTTAATAACTGGCTTGATGATAACGCTGATTTATTCGGAATTACAGTTGCTAAAGAGGAGCCAAAAGTAAGTGAAGTAGATAGAGCCGCCTTAAGGCAGCAAGATGTACTCACCCAAAATGCTATGACCCCAGACCGAGCAGAAGATTTAAATCTTCGCATTGATAACGCAGATTCAATGGATGCGTTATTGGATGTACTTCGCTCACAATAATTCCGTTCATAGTCACTTGGAGGTGACGATATGGCTAACGCCTACGTATCAACAGGTTCGTCCTCATTAGGAGGAACCGCTGGTTCTGCTGGTTTAGTACAGAAGGCGTATGACCGTCTTCTTGAATTCGCTCTCCGTTCAGAACCCCTAATTCGTTCTGTTGCAGATAAGCGTCCAGCAAGACAAGCAATTCCAGGTTCAACAGTTGTTCTACAACGTTATGTTGACCTATCTGCTGCAACTACAGCCCTCACTGAGGATGCTGACCCAGATGCAGTAGCAATGTCCACACCAACCTCTGTAACTATTACTCTTAACGAGTATGGTAACTCATATTGCATTCAACCTTGCAGATTCTATTGACTCTATCGCAATGACAACATTGCGTGGCGGTTCAAATGTAATCTACTCAGGTTCAACTGCAACTTCAACAGCAACAGTTACCGCTGCTGCTACACTTTCATCTGCAAACCTACGCAAGGCAGTAGCAAAATTACGTGCTAACAAGTCTATTGCTCGCAAGGGTAGCCTATACTGGTGTGGTATCCACCCAGAAGTTTCACACGACCTTCGTGCTGAGACAGGTTCAGCAGGATGGTTGCTTCCTAACCAATACGGCTCTGCACAAGACCGTATCTGGGCAGGAGAAATCGGAACTTACGAAGGTGCATACTTCGTAGAGTCTGCACGTCTGTACAATGCTACTGACGGTTCTTCATCTGCACGTGTTTATCGTACAATTCTTGCTGGACAGCAAGCATTGGCCGAGGCCGTAGCAGAAGAGCCACACGTAGTTATCGGACCAGTAGTTGACAAGTTAATGCGTCACCGCCCAATGGGTTGGTACGGCGTACTTGGCTTTGCACGCTACCGTGAAGAGGCACTATACAGAATCGAATCAGGTTCTTCAATCGCTTAGTTGATTGACGGTAGGGCTAGGGGAAACTCTAGCCTTACAGTAAGTTCATTAAGGAGAACAATGGCAGATTATGTTTTTAAAACACCTACAGTCCGAGAAGGACCAGCAGGTAAACATAGATTATTTTACTTCTATAAACTAGATAGAGGTATCAGTATTGCTAAGAGTGGCGGAGTATATTCACAAGTTCGATATGTTCTTGATGAGGCAATAGATGATTACCAAGAGTTCTATATTGGTGGACATAATCATATAGTTAACGATGCTACAAAAGCAGCACTAATTGCTGGTGGCGTAGGAGTAACAGAAGCAAACTTTACAGCAGTATAAGGGGATATATGAAACACTGGGAACATCATCCAGTTGCAATTGATGGATGCTTTGGATGTAAAGGTTTAGGACTTCAGATGAACTCTGGAGATGCTAAAAGAGATATTTCAGATAAGAAGTGGACTTCTGAGTTACAGGCTTATAGAGATGCAAGAGCACAAGGAATACAACCAGCAGGAACAACTATGCGTCACGTACAAGAAGCGCATAGGGCTTCAGAAGTATTAGGTAAAGCGTACGATGCGGACACTATGCCTAAGACTAAAGATATAACTCCAAAAGCCGCAACCATAATGAAAGAGATAGGACAAATATAATGCCAAAAGTAGGAAAAAAGAAATTCCCATACACTGCTAAAGGTAAGAAGGCTGCAAAGGCTTATGCTAAGGGTGAGAAGATGGAATCCAAATCTGAGAAGATGATGGAAATGAAAAAAGGTATGAAGAAGATGGGCAAGAAGAAGTAATATGGCAACGCCAAAACCAAAGCCTACTGTATTAAGAGGTAAGGCAGCAGTTGATGCATACCAAAAGTCAATAACACCTAAGGGTGTGGCTTCAGCCGATGCCGCTGCTAAAAAAGCGCTTGAAGAAAGATATCCAGGTATGTTTATTCCTCAAACTCGTACCACTCCTGGTATTAATAGAGCAAGATAATGTCATCGGGTCAACGCAAGCGTCACGACGGATTTAATAAATCAATTATGCGGGACGGTATGATTGTTATTCTCCGAAAAGATGGACGGGAAAAAACTCGTCTTGACCCAAAGACTAAAGAACAAGTTAAGGGGATTAAGTGAAGGATTCAAGATTAAAAAGAGCGGGAGTATCTGGCTTTAATAAGCCAAAGCGTACACCTAATCACCCTAAGAAAAGCCACGTAGTTGTAGCCAAAGAAGGTAGTAAAGTTAAGACTATCCGATTTGGTCAACAAGGTGTGACTGGAGATAGAAAGCCTACTGCTCGTCAAAAGTCTTTCAAAGCACGTCACGCTAAAAATATTGCAAAAGGTAAAATGAGTGCAGCCTTCTGGGCGGACAAGGTTAAGTGGTAATATGAGTACCAAGGGGACAAAAGATTCAATAGCAGTTGTATGGTGTGATAACGGTATGGTTGATGGCAAGTTTATGCAAGGCGTAACAGATGTAATGTTAAAGTCTGGTGTAGAGTTTGCAACATCACTACGAAGTCAGGGCAACCAAATTGCTAGACAAAGACAGACAGTATTTGATTACTGGTTTGATAAGACTGATTACGAATGGCTACTATGGGTAGACTCAGATGTAGTAATTAGTCCAGAGAAGTTTAGATTATTA